GTATCATAATCCGAATGATATGAATCAAACACCACAAACTTATTATCAAAAGATGTAAAATAAGAAGGAAATTGATTTGTAGATATAACCATCTTATTCTCATCAAACCCCTCCACTAAGAGAGTATTATCCCCTTCTGATTTATTAGTTCTCTCTATAAAAGCTAAAGGAGCTAAGTACTGTATGGACTTGTATTTAGTACCTCCAGTTTTAGATACATTATAATAAACCTTACTCTCTTGGACTTTCTGTATGTCCTGTGGTAGTAGCATGTAGTTAGGTCTAGTAGTATCTGATAACGCATCCAATGTCATTTCTTTCATTGTAAAAAGAAGGTTAGGAAACTCCTGTACCATTTTATAGTACACGCGCTCTGCTAGTTTAGCTACTTGTTGACTTTCATCTGTGTCATAAATACTATCCACATAGAAGCCTGACGTAGCGTCAAGGTACTCTTGCGTGACTTGTAATAGTGTTCTTTGCATTGTTTCCTCCAAGAAATCTTATAAAAGGGACTAGGTAGCCCAATCCCTTTGAAAGACTACCTGCTATACTTTATAAGTAACAATTACTTTAAGTACACCAGCAGTACGAGAGCCAGCATAGACTAACTGAGAGTCCACACCAAGGATAGTACCAACTAAAGCTCCTGCACCTGCTACGTAACCAGTAGTAACAGTAGAAGCAGTTAAGAAACCATCTGGGTCAGCAGTAGTACCCAAAGTGAAGTTAGTACCACCAGACAAAGTACTCTCAACGAAAACTTGACAGCTCTCGACTAAAGCACCAGCAGGGATAACTTGACTAGCCGTAGAAGCTACAGCACCATCAGTAACACTGAAAGTATATTCAACTTCTTTAGAGTCACCTGCGTAGTTAGCTACGATTTGACCCTTCTGAGAAGCTGTGTATTGACCTACATCATATAGGTTTAAAGGTTGTGCGCTCATATTCTATTTCCTTAAACTGGAGTTGCGATAACGGCTAAAGTCTCAGCACGTTTTAAACCAAAGCCATAACGGCAAGTACTTGACCATTCATCACGCTTGTAGTGAGTATTACGGAAGAACTCTGACTCAGGACGTTGACGTAGTACACCCATGAACGGCATAGATGAAGCATCTGCCATAGACATAGCAACACAAGCCTTACCAGTAATAGAAGCACTACCAGTACCGTCATACTTAGTAAGAGTCTCAGCAGTAATATCAGGTAGGTTGTGACTTACCATAATGTTAAAGCCAAAGATGTTACGAACAATGTTCAGTTTATCACCAAAGCCAGTTTGAACCATACCATCAATGTTGTAGTTGAAGTTAGAACCATTAGTTACTTCTGTGATGTTAAGAAGCTTGTTAAGTTCAAATTCCATTTCAGGAGTGATAATAAGCATACGGTTTTCAGTTGGGACATAAGCTGAATCGAAAGCTAGTTTCAATGCACCAAAATCTTCAACAGAAATCGCACCAGCTGTTGCTGTGCTACTACCAGCAAAGCGGTGAGCCTTACCATTGATTAAGTTAGCATTACCAAGAGTCTGTTGGTTAGCAATGCTAAGTACAGCCTTCTCCATGTCACGTTCCATAGCAATAGCAGACTTACGAACGTTCTCTGCCCAGAATGCTTCAGCTTGATGACCATCTTGCTTCAACTTATCGGTGATGTACCAACCGTCTTGCTTGTAGTCAGTTACCACTAAGTCAACACGAGATGTTTCCATGTTGTCAAAGTTAACAGCAGTATCTTCTTGATAATCCGATACAGCTCTATCACCAGTTTTAGTAATGGTAAGAGTGTCACCATCAGGGAACTGTGAAGTTTTGTCATCGAACAACGGACGACCTACTAACCAATCGTCTAGTGATTTTTCTAATGTTGCATCATACAATGTTTGTCGTACAATGTTTGCTTCGTTTGAGCTATTATAAGCCATGAGTTAATCCCTCAATTAAAATTTAATGTTTAAGCCTTTTGCTTTCGCAATTGCTTCTAAGTTACCTAAGTGTCCTGCAAGCTTTTGACTGCTACTAAATCCAGAATTGAACTTAATAGTATTAGCTGTACTTGTAGGCATAGAAGTAATACCATTGCTAGGCGTAAGTGTTTTTGATTGTGCTCTGTCTAAGTTGAAAAGCTTTTTGAATCGTTTAGGATTGGCTTGCGCCTCCTTGATAATATCCTCATCGGACATACCCAACTCTTGAGCAGTTTCACGAAGCTTACTTTCATAAGCATCACCGTAGACAGCTTGAGCGCTACTAATACTTTCTTGCTGATTTTTAGTAAAGACTTCTTTTTGTTGTGAAGCACTTAACTGACCCATCACCTTCTGTAATAGTTGTTGCTCTAGTTGTTCCATATCTAACTGAGGGGTTGACTCAGTAGCTTGTTGTGTCTGTTCTTCGTTCACAGGAGATTCCTCTTTAGTGTTTAAATGTTTTAAAGCGTCATCTAGCTTTGTGCTTTGGTTAAGCTGAGCTTCAAGTTCCTGAATCCTAGACTCCAACGATTTCTTCTCTGTCACAGTATCTTTAATAAAATTCTGTGCAGATTGCCAAGACTGTTGCGCTTCTTCCGTATTAGTGAATAGACGCTCTTTACCTTGACTATCAGTGCCACTAAATAGTGGCTTGACTTGCTCTTCCTGAGCTATTGCTTGGTTAGCATCCTGAGTTTCTTTAGAGACTTGGTTAGTCTGTGTATCCATTATAAATCCTTATTTCTTTTTAAGTGGTTTTTTCTTTAATGTTTTTGAAGCACTCACTGGCATTTCTTTCTTTTTAGCAAGTGGAGAACCCACCTTTTTAACTGTTTTCTTAGTTAATGTGTACCCACCTGTAGTACTGGGAGTAGTTTTATTTTTATCTTTCATATTACACCGTATAATTTAGTTTTTTAATTAGGCTTCGTATGAAACCCCTTTTCGCTTTATTACGAATTGTTACATAAGAGAATTGGAACTTAGATAGAAAATCTGTCTTCTCCTCATCCTCCTTTAATAGCTTGTCGTATTCATCCTCAAGGTATTCCATAAGCAAGACAGTGAACTCATTATCAGACCACCGCTTATACCTACTAATCATCTCTTCTTTTTCTTCTTTAACTCTTAGCTTGCTGAACTCAGCAGAGATAAAGCTAGGTATCTTGAACTCACTCATCTTCGTATTCGTCCTCTTCTTCCATCATACCCATCTCTATGGATGTAGGCTCACTTGATTGCTGTACCATCTCTTGTTGAGCAAGCATCTGTCTCTCTTGCATTTCCATCTGCTCATCAATACTAGCAAACTTATTAACAAAGCCAAACTTATCAAACCCGTATAACTCTTCCACTGTTTTAGCTAGATTATAGGTGTTTAAATGCGGCATTACCATCTGACCTATCTGAGTATTAGCTAACTGAGTTAAGCCCTGTAATTGCTGTAGTTGCCTACTAAAGCGTCTACTACCATGTGGAATAAGCTTACCATTAGCACTCAAGTCTTCTTCTGTAATCTGAGTGGTGAGCATAATACCATCTTCATCTTCTTCCAGTACTTTAATAATGCTTGAGAAGTTGTTCTTAGCAATACGTATCTCAGCTTGAACTGCATTCTCAATAATATCTTCTTCTACTTGAGCCGCCTTGTTAATGAATCCTCTGAATGCTCCATCATTAAGACTCTGAACTTCTGTAGCTGTCTTCTCACCTGCTGTTCTAAACCCTGCCAGTTGTTGTGGTAATCTAGCACTTGTACGAGCTAAATCCCTGTGCATCATTATCTGGTTATCAAAGGTAAGAACAGTACTATCGGGACGAATATCTGTGACACTTCCACCTTCAGGCATAATGTACTTAGTATGTCCTGTGACTTCATCGTAAATCTCTTCAACATCCCCAACATAAGCTCTATCTGGGTATGTGAATTTGTCGATTGCATCATTCTTACTGTTCTCTCTGTGGTTAATCATGTAGTTAATGCCAACTACTTTATCTAATGGACCTTGACTCCAAAGGTTATCAGGTCTTGGTGTCCATCCACCTTTAAAGATAGCAGGGAATAACTCTTCTTTGTCTATAACTACTGTATCTCTATCAACTACTACGACACAACGTTTCTTAGCAAAGTCTCCATCCACATCATTGAATATATCACCATAGAACCACAATAACTCGATGTATCCACTGTTGTAGTACTCATCTATACTACCAAAGCCCTGTGGTACGTATTGGGCTTCTTTATAGCGTTCTGTGTAGTCACTAGCATTACCAGTACGTCTACCCATTAAATCCTTGAATGCATCTGTATCAATGCATAAGTCATCAGGGTTAGCACTATTAACTAACTCATGGAAATCACCTACAGTAACTAACTCTCTTATAATCTTAGGTGTCTTACTGAACTCACGAGCTACTGGATTGAATGCAATATCGTAAGGAGAGATACGCTTAATAGCAGGGCCAGCATAACCACTTACCATCCCT